TGGTAATAAAACAGGTATTATGCGCCTGAAAGAGATCCCTAATGTAACCGGTGACGACTTGGCACTTGACAAAAAGTTTGCTGATTACCTGTCGTTAAATGGTGGTCAACTAACTGGTAATACAGAGATAAAGCGTGACTCACCTTACTTCAGGTTAACTGCTACAGGTAATACTAACGCCCACTTGAGATTCCAAGATAGTAATAACCAAGAGACTGTGATGTTGTACGTAGAGCAAACAGGTAAGTTACATATACGTTTCGCTAAGACTTCACATGCTCATTCTTTCCACACCAGTGGCATTACGCAATTGGCAGGTAGTTTAGGTATAGGCTCTTATCCTGCGGCGGGTCTAAATAACGGTAAGTTCATAGCGATAGGTGATAGCGATACTGGAATGCGCCAGAACGGTGATGGTCAGTTACAGCATTGGGCTAATAATCAGTTAGTCACTTTAAGTACTTCAAGCTCTCATGAGATATATAAGTCAACTCTACTAAAGGATAGCAGGGCATTCTTAGAGCTTAGGAGCGATAACTCATCTAAGAACCTCGAAAGTACAATAAGATTTAATGTTGCGAGTGGTCAAGGTGTAGATTTAAGACTTAACACCTATGACAGCAATAGAGCGCCCTTTGGTCTTCATATTGAACGTGCGGCAAGTAATGGTCAGACAGGGAGCAAAGCGTATCTTGAAGTCGAAGGTAATTTGCATGTAGGTGATGCTATATGGGGTGATGGTAAGGAAGCCTTCCGTCTTGGTGGCTCATGGTTGCGTATCAATCAAAGCAGTCAATTCTCAAGTGGTATCTACACTGGCTCAAGCATCATACGTACAGATGCAGGGTTACAAGTAGGTGGTGGCGGTAATAGGTTTAAGGCTGATTCTAGTGGTACAGTGACAGCGTATGGTAAAATGTATGCTCAGTCCCATGGTTCAGATATAAGAGGTTCAAAGGTACTAACCTACGACGACTTCTTGCCTGATGTTGGATCACCTGATGGAGTAGAAGGTATTGTCCAAGGTAAATGGTTACAGATCAACGGTACGAGAGATTCTGATGGTATTAAGAGTTCCTTCAAAGTTGTACCTGACTCTAATAATCCTATCCACTTTGCGCGTCTTAATAGTGACAATGAAGAGACAGACGTTATCTTCTCTATTGACCAAGATGGTGATGCCTATTTAAAAGGTAAAATCTCTGAGGACACAGTGGATATTGAGTCAATTCAAGAGGAAGCTCGTAATCAGATAAACCCTTACTATTTAGGAACTAATAGTGACTCTACAAAGCAGTTAGATAATCCTGTAACCCAAGCAACGTACAGTAATAACGCCACGACTAGCGGCATACAACTTAGTACGGTTGATGTGCTTGGCAATAGGGTTAACTTGGCTTGGAAAATGTCTATTAGTGCGAGTTACGATAATAGCAATAATAATCAAAACTTTAGTAACCCTAAATGGCGTGTAGAAGTACGTAGAGGAAGTAAGAACGGAGTTAGAGTTGTTAATCGTTATTATGAGGGTACTAGCATGAATGTAAGGCGTGGGCCTTTAGGAGATTGGTATGGAAATTCAAGATTACTAATTGAAGACTTATTCTCTGATGAGACATCTAGTAATACTCGTTATCATTTTAGAGCTATACGCGTTGATGGTACACCTCAAGATATTACTTATAAGATGATACGCGCCCAATCTCCTGCGTATAAGCGTATCGAAATGGAGCTTGAGTATACCACTTTATATAAGAGTCCAAGTGCAGGGGGTTTAGGGTCAGGCAACATCAACTTGAGTGAGGATATGCGTAACTTCCAGTTTATATCAATAATGGGAAGTCCAGATAATAACTACCATTTAGAAACCAACCTTTTAGCGATAGCAGATGTTGAAAGAGACTACCTAGCATCTACTGATAACAGCTTTTTAATAATGGGTAATGATTCCACTATCTACTGGAGAGTACGTCCTAATAATAATTGGAATACCCTTTTTGACAGAGGTGAAAATTGCCGCATTCGTAGAATAAGTGGCGTGAACATTGTAGAGAAATAAGGAGATAGAATGTTTAACGGTAAGAAGAAAGAACAAGAAGAGTTCTTAAAGGCTTACGTGGAGAAGGCGCACTTGGATAATGTTCAAGTGTGGCCGATTCCTAAAGACTTAGAGAATTGGATAGAGATACCTTACGACCATGAATTTGATTACATGGGTAAGATTTATGATATTGAGTCAGGTGAGTTCATTACCTGTAATAAGATGAAGAAAAAATCTGCAATTAACGATAGAAAGAAAGCGTATGCCAAACGCTCAGACCCTATGTTCATCGAAGCAACATTCGATCAGACAGAGCTTGCTGACAAGGCATGGCGCGACGAGGTGAAGGCTATCAAAGCTGAGTATCCAATTAATTAAACCAACACAATATGTACGGAGAACCCAATGGACTTAAAAGCTATTGAAACAGCACAAGATACATTAGTAAGTGAACTTGATGGGCTAGTTGAAGCATTCAAGAAGACATACCCCTCAGTAAACCTTTCGAATATTCATATGAGACACTCGATGGGAATGGATGAGAATCCTAAAGAAAGCTTTAAATGCACAATGTCAGCGAAGGTGGGAGATGCCACAATCACTCGGACACTCTAATAAATTTCAGACAATCCTCATGGCACTTATATGCGCCTTGTTGATGTGGTTCGGAAGACTATTTGTAGAACTTAAAATGCAAACCTCCCGAATTGAGTCTGACACTGTATACATTCGAATTAATCAGAATGAAATGAAACAAGAGATACGTGAACTAGATGAGCGTATCAGAGATGTAGAGAGAGATAGCTATGCCAAAGTCCCGTAACTACAAGAAGGAGTACGCTGAGTATCAAGGGAAGCCTTCGCAACGTAGGCGTAACGATGCTCGCAAGAAATCAAGACGAAAGATGGTAAGCCTCGGGAAAGCTCGAAAAGGTGATGGAAAAGATGTCGATCACAAAGACCGTAACCCTAAGAATAACTCAAGGTCTAACCTAAGGATGCAAAGCAAGAATACTAACAGAGGGAGAAACAAGTAATGGATAGAGAAATCCTAGAGCTTCTGCATGACAAGCTAACAGCAACTTTAATGGCTAAGCTTGAATCAGGAGAGATAACCGCTAGTGAACTTTCAGTAGTTCGCCAATTCCTTAACGATAACAACATTTCACTCGTTACAGGTCAGCTTGAAAATATGCACAATACCGTGCCTAAGCTACCAACCTTTGACGACCTTAAAATACAATAGGAATAACAATGAACTTTATAATTAAATGGATGGTGAAAATCATCGCAACAGCAAGTGCAAAGCAAATCATCTTACAAGTAGCTAAAGAACTAGCGAGCCGTACTGATAATACAATAGACGATAATGTCGTAGGTATTGTTGAAGATATAATCGTAAATGAGAACGTCAACAAGTAAGTCAAATATACCTAGTCACTAAGGACTATACAATGCCCTGAGTTTAACGACTTGGGGCTTTTTTTTATAAGGCCATTATGAAACACACCAAAGAACTAAAGGTGGACTCAGGCTACACCAAAGAACTTAAAGCAGACTTCAGAAAGTTTCTATTTGTTATATGGAAGTTCCTAAATCTACCAGACCCTACACCTATTCAATATGATATCGCACTACACCTTATGTCCTCACCTAAGCGTGCAATCGTTGAGGCCTTCCGTGGAGTTGGCAAATCTTGGGTAGCGAGTGCCTATGTATTATGGTTACTATACAATGACCCCGACTTAAGAATCATGGTGGTATCAGCTAGTAAGCCTAGAGCAGACGCATTCACACTCTTCACAAGACGTTTAATATCCGAAGTACCCGAATTGCAACACTTAGAACCGCGCAAGGGTCAGAGAGACTCTCTCGTGTCCTTTGACGTTAATGGTGCGACAACCGATCAGTCCCCTTCAGTTAAGTCAGTAGGTATCACAGGCCAACTCACAGGCTCTAGGGCAGACGTTATAGTCGGAGACGACATAGAAGTCCTGAATAACTCAAGTACCCAAGACGCACGCGACAAACTCTCAGAACTCGTTAAGGAATTTGATGCGATCATTAAGCCTAAGAAGTCCTCACAGATTATATATCTAGGCACTCCTCAGACAGAGATGAGCTTATACAATACACTTGAAGATCGCGGCTACCCTATTAAGGTATGGCCTGCTGAGAAACCTACACATGAAGAAGTGGTTCAATACAAGGGCAGACTCGCAGACATAATCCTTGAGATGGATATACCCGCAGGAACACCGACAGACCCTCTCAGGTTTAACACAGAGGACTTGGAGGAGCGTAAGCTATCATATGGCAAAGCAGGGTATAGTTTGCAGTTCATGCTTAACACAAGTCTCTCAGACATGGAGAAATACCCTCTACGTCATAGCGACTTCCTTGTGGATGAAGTGAACGATAAGTTTGCACCCGCCGAGTACTCATGGTCAAACGCAAGTGACGACAGAGAGAAGGACTTACCTCTTACTGGACTAGCAGGAGACAGATTCTATAGAGCATCTTGGCGTTCAACCGAGAGACTGGAATATACAGGACGATTACTGACAGTTGACCCCTCAGGTCGTGGCAAAGATGAGACCTCAGTGAGCGTAACGTACTTCCTTAACGGATACATTTTCATACGTAAAATATGTGGTTTTAGAGACGGATATAGCGAAAAGACCCTTAAGGCTATCGCACAATTAGCGAAGGTTCACAGGGTAAATGAAGTGGTTATCGAGGGTAACTTCGGTGACGGAATGTTCATTCAGCTATTCAAACCGATCTGCAAGGCGGTATACCCCTGTAATATCTCTGAGTTCAAGGCTTCAGGCCAGAAAGAGATGCGCATCATTGATACCGTAGAGCCAGTGCTATCACAGCATAGGATCGTCGTAGACCCCCGAGTTATCAAGGAAGACCATGAGGGCACACTCTTAGAGCCTCAGTATGGCCTAATGTACCAGCTCGCACGCATCACAAAGGAACGTGGGTCACTACGTCAGGATGATAGAATAGATAACCTAGCGATAGCGTTAGATTACTGGAATGGTCAGATGGACACAGACGCCTCTGAGAACGAACGTAAGAGACTTGATGAGCTTCTTAATGCAGAGCTTCAAGATATCGTAGACTTCGCCTCAGGGAGTGCCTCACAGTCCTCAGATAACTGGATACATAGATAGTAAACCTACATTGAAAGGAGCAGGGAGATTGACCATAAGGTTGTCTCTCTGTGTAGGCCTTTAGAATTAACCCCTTAACGCTCTTGCTTCCCTTAGAATTTATGCTAAGACTCCTTAAAGATATCTTATAGTGTCTTAAAGACCTTACTTAAAGATACCTTATAGTGCGCGATGTTCCGATATGGATTGTCTTTACGATAGCCTCAAGATCTCATGTAGTGACCCTCTAGTCCTATCGTAAGACCTCACCATATGAGTTCATCGCTATAAACATTGGGATACAGCTTAAGTAGGGTACTTCTTTTAACCTGAAGTCTTTCTTAATGTACATACCAATACATGTATATTCAGAAGTATTTCATAATGTTTCTCTTAACGACTCCTCACAGTTAACGCTGTGGGGTTTTTTACGCTAAGGTTCTGCGCAATGTTTCGATATGGACTCTCACAGACTCTCTAGGCAACTTTAAGATAATCTAATGCACTTGCTTAGCTTCACAGAGATAACCATGCTCACATGTCCATATAGAACTCCTATAGCTATCGTGAGGTAATTTATTGGGTGATATCGCTGTGTTCAATCGCAAAGCAACTTTTATTCCCTATAATTGTGAAGCCTCATAGACTGAAGGCCGCGCGGAAAATCCCCCCTTACCGTCTAGCGCATCGAAAGCCTCACGAAAACAAAAAGAAAGCCGAAAAGTATCGAAATGTCACAGATGAGAGACACATAAGGAACACAGTCCGCCATTCTAAGGGGATGCAAGGCATTAAGCAGGGGATAAGATATCCTTTGTTCTACTATAAGGCAACATAACGAGGTCGCAAGGCCTATCTATTGAGTGTTATAGTATAACATAACGTTTAATCGCATCCATTCACATGTTGTCTACCTATCTAGTGTTATAGTATAACATCACGTTTAACCCTACGATTTCATCAAGTACCACCACCCCCAAAAGTATACGATAAGATACGCAATAAGCGGTAACATATAGATAACCTATAGATAACCCGACAATTATCCACATCAGATAGTCACACTAATAGAGTCACAAAGGACTAAGATTGTCACGTTTCGTATTACCTATCTAATTTTATCTATCTGTTTAAACCTATATAAATCAACATGTTATCAATTAGTCCACATTTAATTTCAATTTAATTACAATTAGGGGTTGCAGTCACTAAGGAATGTATGTAGCTTAGAAAGGGTCGAAACGGCAGAACGGATAGCTCAAAACTACTAGGTTTTCAAGCGTTACTTTCCTCGGGAAGTGTTAAAAGCGCACCAGCCCGCAGTCGTTAGACAACTGGAATAGCCCAATTGGTGGCCAGTCCCGAATCTTGATAAGCCCGAGGTAATCACGATTCATTGAGGGGACTTAGACCTAACGGATACTAGCCGGAGTGAATGCAACATACGGTTGCTACATGATGTTAGGCAGGTGAAATCTTTATACCTTTAGTCCTTCATAGCCAACACGGCGTCATGTGGTATCCGTGAAATACATTCACAAAGTTATTAGATAATAGGTATCGTGAGTTGATGCCTATTGTTAATCGCTTTAACTAATGGGGGTACGGCATGGCATATGTAAAAGACATCACCAATAACAAACACTTCAAAAGGGATATGACATACGATGTGCTATCAAGTCAGGCTCGCAATTATCCTAAGGATAGGGCGTATTGTACGGTCATAGCGGTGGCGGTGGTACTAGGGGTATCCTTTGGGAAAGCTCGTGGCATTATGGAGTATAACGGCAGGGTTGAAGGGTACGGCTGTATGCCAAGCGTGACGCACCGCGCTATGACATCACATGGAGCAACCCTTGAACGGCTATACCATGTCGAGCAGGGCACGCTTAAGACTATATGCCGCAAGTTGCCTAGTGTCGGTAAGTTTATTGTACATGTCAGGGGGCATATCGTTGCGATAGTCAATGGATGTATACGAGATTGGACGGCATTCGCGGGGCAGGGTCGCAGGGTATTACAGGTATATCGAGTCACTATAGACTAGACAGCAGGTGGTCTATTAGGTAGCATGAAGTCATTAACGACTAGACCTTGAGGGGTCGCACACTAATTAACTATGGACAATCAACATGACACTTAAACAAACACAATGGGCTTCACAACACGATTGGTTTAACGGCGCGAGCAAGAAGAAAGGCGAACACTTGGTACACGTAACAGAGGCGTGGAGTGACGGCACGGTACGCAAGATGAATTTTATAAACTTTAACGATCTAATCAACTGGGCGGGATACTAATATGATTACATTCAACGGCATTAACTTTGCAAAAAACGACAATGAGTTTACTAGCAGTTTATTCGTTAAAGGTGCTACTTGTCGCGGGTATTACAAGGCTACAAAGAGGGGTATACAGCTACTAGATATGCAGGAGAATCTCTTTGCATTCATCGTTAATAATAAACATAGCGAGAAATTTGTTGTGAGCTGTTTACGTATGGCTAATGGCAAAATACGTTATATGCACAGCACGACCATCCCATGTAACATATGGTTAGGGTTGGATAAGTTAGGGTACAAGGGTACACGTGAAGAATGTGCCTTGGTTTTAAATCAGGAGGAAACACGATGAGCTTATACACAATACTAATGCAGGCACAAGAGTACGCAGGGAACATCGCAGTAACTCGATGCAAGATCATGGGCAGTATAACCATTACGGATAACGATGAGATATTTGACGATATCCACATTGAGGATGTCACGCGGTTCAATATGACGTGTTTGGACTATGAAGCTCAGCTAATGGACGAGGACTTGACGGATGAGCAATGTGACAGCCTCAACCTCAACCTAGTGGTCGCAGGGCAAATCGCTGAGAACATTTGGAACTGAGCAAATAGAGTCACTACGGACTAGGCCTTGAGGGGTCTAGTGGTAGTCACTTTCAATAATCAATATCAATATCATTAAGGAAACATTATGACAATTCAAAGCACAGTATCAGCAATCTTAGCGGCACATGAGAACAACAACATGTTATCAACATTATCAGGCCTATCAGGCCTATCAGGGGCGTACATCATCAAATTAGGCAACCGTGAACATGTCTTTAAGTTTCTCTTCAGCACCGTAGGCGATACACCTGTAGGTGAGGATTGGATTCACTATTGGGAGGCTTCAAGCTATAACGAAGGGTTCTATATAGGGCAGTACTTCGAGGTTGACGACTACGCAGACCTTGAGGACTTCGAGGCGGCTCGCAGTGATTGGCTAAGGGCGGTTGAAGTCACAGCGATTGCACTAGGCCTTGATGGTGGGTATGGCGAGGAATGGTTTGTTGGCGATACCTCAGGCGATGCCAGAGAAATAGACATGGTGGACTACTACGAAATGAAGGATTTTATGGAGACCTCAGGGCTTGATAGTGAGGCAGTGAAGGCGGGTATCGCTTTAGATATTCCACTTGAGGAGCTAGAGGACAAGTATTCAGGGCACTTCGAGAGCGATACGGATATGGCATGGGAGTTCATGGATAGCACAGGAATGCTTTCAGATGTGCCCGATCATATCGCTAACTACTTCGACATGGAAGCTTTCGGTAGAGACCTAGCAATGGACTATTCACAACATAACGGTCACTACTTCACCAACTGCTAGAGTCACTACACGATAGGCCTCGCGGGGTCTATTCGTAGTCACTTTCAATAATCAACTATGGACATCTTAAATGTATCAAGTCATATGCAAGTCAATTACCAAGCAACACCAAGCCAACGTGAACAAGTACATCAAACTCGACCTACAGTATCAGTCGGCGAATGATGAGCAGGACTTGCACGATATAGATTCTCGTAGTCTATCCAAGGTCGAACGCCGCATGGAGGTCTTATGGGAACGTCAAGCCGATGTAGCCGCCAACCTCCCAAAGCGTGAAGTAGCTCGCGCTGATCGTGCCCTGTTCAAAGTAAGAGGATATTAATATGTTTATACACTGTGCTGATATGAAGCAATTCATGGACTGTTTGAGTGCTTTGGTCTTACGAGGCCTCACGTTTGAGTCGAATGCTGACACCCTACAAATTGAACTAACAGGAGGATATTAATATGTATTATCAAGTAACCGCAGTACATAAAAAGCCGAACAATGACGTGACAATATTAACATTTACGTATAGCAGTGCCGAGGACGCCTTGAGACGTTACGAGGCCGAGGTGTTTGCGCCGGAGCATGTCAAGGTGTTTTTGACTGATCCTGAAGGTGTCAAGGTGTACCAATTTAAACGAAAGAACCTAAGGAGTATCGTATGAAGGTGTCTCAATACTTTGAGAATATGGAGGCAAAGCAAAAGGAGATAGCGAGGCTAACCACTGAGTTGTCCACTAGCTTGCTCATAAAAATGTGGTTTCCTAACATATTCGAGGAGGGAGCTGTTAAGCGTAAGGCTAGAGGTAAGTACTTAAATGGTAAGCAAAGGCCTTACACAAGTTGTCTTGTTGACGGTCTTGGGAATCACTACTCGTTAACATGTGAGCAATTCAAACAGCTAGACCCTGCTTGGTCTAGTGATAATCAAATAGATAGCCATTGGGTTATGGAGTATAAGTTATGAAAACATCAGATAAGTTAAGATTCGTAAAGCTGTGGGAACGTGAACACACTGCAACAGCCGAGGCGCATAAGTTGTCAGCTCGCATCGACTTCTTAAACAGAATTGAGTCTCCTTCAAGGTCTCTTGAGGTCAAGGAGCAGGCGCAATCACTTAAGGCTGAAAAGGCATATGACAAGATATATGCAGGCACAAAGGCCGGAACGTTCCCCGCGAATGCCGTCGCGTTATGCTCAGTAGAATTGGGGTATCTAGCGGGATATGTCGCGGATTGTTATGCCGAGTGTGTGCAAGATGTCACTGATGAAGGTTATTCGTAATGGTATGGTTACAGTCCACAAATAAGTCAGAGGGTATAGACTTAAGTAGGGTAGCCAATTGGACGCATCAGTATCTTTTGTGTACACTTCGCGTCCTAATTTTCCGTCTGGTGATTGGTGAGATTACCTTCAGTATGAGTAAAAAGGAGTAGGATATTTTAGCACCATTAACGATAGAGTTTTTTGAGGATTTACTGTTACCAAGTTTAGATGAGTCAGTTGTTTTGCATCTCACTGACAGGACAAGTAGTTTTTGGGTGGCTAGTCGTGATTTTCATGAGTGGTTGATACATGGAAGATATTTTAATACACTCTTTGAGGCCGAGGCCTTCGGAATGTACTTTTTAGGAGTAGAAAGCAATGACACCAACGAATTACACAGCAAGTACGAGGACTTTAAAGGTCGCTTTGAGCCACGGAATGGAATCAATTAACCAAGTCTTAGTGTTTTTATACATCGCTCAAGGTGGCACACGAGGTATGACAGTTAGTGATGTGATGTCTCATTATGGTATGTCGCAGAGTGCGGCGAGTAGGGCTTGCAGGTTCTTAACTTCAGTGTTCAATTCAGAGCGTCAGGGAGTTGACTTAGTAGAGTGTTACAATGACTCGCAGGATAGGCGCATCAAGTGGTTTCGATTAAACCCTAAAGGAACAAAAGCAATTGCAGAGATGGGGAGTCCAAGATGAATATAAGGGAACGAGGAGATAGCTTTCAAGTGGTCGGTATGCTTGACGGTAAGCGGGTTCGAAAGCAGTTCAAGACCTTCGATGAGGCTGAGCTGTATGTATCCGCAACACAGGTGCGTCAAAATCAAGTCACTAGGGGTTCCTTCGCACATCTATATGACTTGGCAATACAGAGCCGTGAGACTTGGATGAGTGAGACTAGTAAGCCAAGAGCCAACGCCAAGCTAGTTCTTGATGCGGGTGATTTATGGTCTAAGCATATTGATAAGGTTGAACTTGATGAACTCATTACAGTCTTTGAGAAGTTCAAGGCGTTAGGCAATAGCGGTTCAACGATTAATCGCAAGAAGAACAGTATTAGTGTATTGTTCACGATTGCTCGGGAGTTAGGCTTCACGAATAAAACCTTCAGCTACCTTAAACAAACGCACAGTGCTGAGAGTGGTCGTGAGCGGGTTTATACCAGTGATGAAGTGCAGGGAATGTTCGCGGCCTGTGAAGACCTCGGATTCGACCTATTGGGTGAGATGGTTACGATCCTTCTTTACGGTGGCCTAAGGGTAGGCGAGTTGTATGACATCTATAACAAGTACCCTAAGAGCCTCAACAAGAAGACTCAACGATTACTTGTACATACATCGAAAGGTGGGGCAAATAGAACAATACTTCTCAATGATAGGGCTTACGATGCCTTAACGTCTATCCTGAAGCGTGACTCTATTTATAGCCGCCGCTTGTTTAATTCGCGATGGGCAACAATGCGGGAGTACATGGGCATGGAGTATGACACTCAGTTTGTGGCACACACTTTAAGACATACCTGCGCGAGTAAGCTTGTGAGTTTAGGCATTCAAATCGTTAAGATTAAGGAGTATATGGGCCATAAGAATATACAAACAACAATGAAGTACATGCACGTTGATGAAGCAGGTCTTGACGAGTGTGCCAAAGCATTAACATTTTAGGAGTAGGGCAATGTCAGAATTAGAAATGTGGATTGATGATGATATTAAAAGTGGAGGAAACAAACTGGCTAATCACAATGTTCTATTAGATGGTGCGCCATTGAATGCGGCGGCATGGGTATTATTGAGCCGCCTCGATGCAATTAATGCAGACCAAATGGGTTGTAAGGAACATCTACAAGCAATTATACAGGAGTACGTGGATACTCTTGAAGGAGAGATAAAATGACAATATATTCAGTGGAGGATAAAACGAAGAGAGAACTAGTTGAGATAGTTAAGATACAGATTGAAGAATACCAAAAGCTTGACAAAGAAAACCAGAATTTACGGCAAGAACAAGAAAACCATGAAGCATTAAAGACGGCGTTACATTTAATCGCTTACGGTGTGTCAAATCATGTGTCACAGAACTAATTACGAGTTGACACATAGTCACATGCGGTTAGTCAAAGTTGTTATGTATCAATAGGTTGCAAGCTCGTCAAGGTACTTAAAATCCCTCGGACAATAGTCCTTGTCGGTTCAAGTCCGACCTCGGGCACGCCCAACATGATAGAGAAACAAAGGCTTACAGCGATGTAGGTCTTTTTTTTCGCCTGCAAAACTGTACCCCTTAACGACTTCAACTAGTCACTATAAGCCGCACCCCTTTAAACATAGGGCTTCAACGCTCTTGCTTCCCTTAGATTTTACTTCAAGAAAAAACTTATAGATCTTAAAGATATCTTAAAGACACCTTAAAGACTCTTAAAGACACCTTAAAGATATTGGAGTCACTAAGGATTAGAACGACCACACTATTCAGTGTCATAGCGACACAGCACAGGAGAAACATTGTGACAGATACAATGAATGTTAAACGTAGCGACATCCCTTTGTTAGTTGACGAGGAATTATATGCTGAGCAAATCCGATTAGAGAAGATGATGGAGACGCAAGGCCAGAAGAGGTACTTCGATGCACTCACAGAGAACATCAAGAAAGAACGTGGTGATAAAACTACGTATGGCAGTGCATTAATCGCAAAGAATATCGAAGGGCTATCAGAGTGTATAGCGAAAGAAATCCAAGCGAAGACCACCGGATATGCTAGACGAGTACCCGCTTGGATACTCATGCAGGATATCGACCCGAAGAAACTATCAATGATAACAATGCAATGCTTAACTACTCGCATGATGGTACAGACACCACTCGCGTCTTTAAATGTGGCAATTGGTAAGGCCGTTGAAGACGAAATCCGAATGGTTGGTATCAGAGCGCAAGACGATAGGTGTTATGCAACCTTGATGAAGGGTAATAAGTTCCGCAGTAGCCAGAACAATAAGAGAGCCGCCGCGATCCGAATCAACCGTGACCTATCCGCCCATGAAGAGTGGGATGAGAAGACCCGCCTCAGGTGTGGTCTAGTCCTGTTCCATTGTGTGCAAGATGCGTTACAAGGTGTCTTTGAGATTGCCGTATTGAGTGACTCAACGTCAAGCAAGGTGAAAACCACAAAGTACGTCATACCATCACCCGCAACGATAAACTGGATGCGTGACCATGTGGCAACCGCTCAGTTCATGCGCCCAATGTATCAGCCTATGGTTGTCCCTCCTATCCGTTGGGGTAATTCTCGGGTAACTGGCGGCGGCTATGTATCGAACTACGTTAAGCCTCTAACACTCGTGAAAGTACCCACTAAGAAAGGGCTTCATGTTTATACACAAACTAAGATGCCTGCTGTATTTGATGCTATTAATGCCGCTCAGGAGACAGCATGGACGATTAACAATAAGGTACTGGATGTCATAGCAGAGGCCTGTGAAAGAGAGATTACGATTGGCTCTATGCCTACATTAGAAGACCTACCAATCCCTGAGTTACCTCCTAATTACACTGATGCAGAACTGACAGAGTATAAGCGAACTAAGCGAGACAATATCGCTGAGAACGTACAAAGACGATGCAAGGCGGCTAACTTCCACATAATAATCTCACAAGCAAAGGCGTATAAAGACTATGAGAAAATCTATATCCCGCATCAGCTCGACTTCAGGGGCAGGCTTTACGGCGTGCCGATGCTCAATGCGCAAGGTGCAGATTATACGAAAGGTTTACTTCAATTCGGAGAAGCCAAAGCAATCGGCACATCGGAAGCGTTATGTTATTTATTCATACATGTAGCCAACCTCTTCGGAATTGATAAGGTATCCTTTGATGAACGTATAGCTTGGACTGATGAGCGTCTTAGCGAACTTGCTATGTGTGCAACCGATCCTTGGGGTAATCAAATATGGACTGAAGCTGATAAACCTTTTCAGGCACTCGCCGCGTGTCACGAAATCCTCGGTTACTTATCTAATGGCCTTGACCATAAGTGTCGTATGGCGGTAGCCCTTGATGGTTCATGCTCAGGATTACAGAATCTTGGTATGGCCCTCTCTTGTGAGGTCACAGGTTCAAGCGTGAACTTAATACCAATGGATCAGCCACAGGACATCTATGCGAATGTTGCTGAGCAGGTTACTGAGCAGTTGCGAGAGCTTTGTGATTACGACTCAATCAAGTCACTAACGACTACTTTACATAAAGTGCAGATTGCCGCCATACAAGGGTTCGTGACGCAGTTGCTTCCCTTAGATTCAATTCTGAATAATATTTCAAAACCATTCGAAAACCTCACCAAGACAGACAAAGAAATTCGCAAGGCTTACTTGAAACCTAAGATTGCATTTCAGTGGCTCGAACTTGGTGTTACAAGGACAATATGTAAACGTCCGGTAATGACATACCCTTATGGCTCGAAACAATATGGATTCAAACAACAGATACAAGAGGACACACTACGTCCATTGTATGCACTCAATGATGTTCCATTCACAGAAGGTATTTCAGAGGTAGCCAGTGTGCTATCAGAATATGTCTTTAGTTCAGTTGAAGGGACAGTCCTTAAGGCCGCCGAGGCAATGAATTGGTTACAGGAATCAGCATTGATACTTGCCGCCGAAGGTAAGCCTATCGTATGGCAGACACCCCTCGGATTCACAGTCACACAGAACTATCGTAAGACTCAGCTAGATAAAGTCTCAACGATGGTCAACGGCACGCGCTATCAGGTAAGCCTAGCAAAACGATTGAGAGAACTTGATGTTCGTAAGAATGCCAACTCGATCAGTCCAAACTACGTTCACAGTCTTGATAGTTCTCACCTCATGTTAACCGTAGCATTAGCCGCCAATGAGGGTATGACAGACTTCGCATTAATACACGACTCATTCGGTACTCACGTAGCAGATACACCTCGATTCTTTAACGTTATACGTGAAGCATTCTTGGAGCTATACAGTGCTGATGATGTCTTAAATAGTTTGTATTCACAATTCCGTGAACAAGCCAAAAACCCTGATGATATCCCTGCGCCACCGAGCAAGGGCAATCTCGTCAAGGCACAAATCTTAGACTCTCTTTATGCTTTCGCGTAGATAGAGTCACTAACGACTACACAAAGGAAACATTATGAGTAAAGCACAATCAATATCCCTAGCATTCCCAATCGTGATGAACTACCCAAAACTTAACCGTCCTGATATTTATGATGGTGGAGACCCTACGTTCAAAGTTGATGGTATTGCAGTTGATAACGACAAGAACCGCGCCAAGCTTGCGCAGATGCAAGAGCTGTTCGATGAGTACCTTGAAGGTATTCCTAAGAAGAAAGGAAAGCCATTAGAAGAGCAAGCATTTTTCTATGACCTTGAAGACGGCACTCTTGAGATCCGCTTTAAGAACAAAGTATACACCCGCAAGTCAGATGGTGAGCTGTTCTCTATGCCTATCGCAGTGGTAGACGCACAGGGTAAGCCTTTAGGTTCTATCGCTTACGATGCAGGTATTCGTGAAGAAGGTGACTCGACACCTATTGAACATGCGAAAGGTATTCCGAGCATTGGCTCAGGTACTAAAGCGATTGTTAACTTTGAAGCACGCCCATTTAAGGTCGGCAACAAGGTAGGCCTATCCCTACGCATCAAGGCTATCAAAATCAAAGAACTTGTCGAGTACACAGGTGCAAGCTTTGATGATGATGATGAAGATGATGATTTCGCTGATGTCTCTAGCCGCTCGGCTACTGATGATGAGGCTGACGATTTCACATGATTTTTCACCGGATAGACGTTAAGCCGCTATCTGCAAATGAGGCGTATGCTCCTAGAGCCATGAAAGCAGGCAATAGGATGTACGCCACTATCTACAAGACAGTTAAGTTCGCGAAGTACGAAGCTGATGTAAAAAAACGCCTGAAGAACCTTAAGTTTGACTTAGGGGCTTCGGGCGAACTTGTTTTATGTATTCGAGTTTTTTACGAGACAGCGGCAAGCGACATTGACAACTGCATTAAATCCTTCCTCGACATCCTGCAAAGACACTACAAGTTCAATGATAACCGAGTGTATGTGCTGAATGTCGTTAAGGAGGTTGCGGGTAAAGGTAAAGCAGGTATCGAATTTTACTTAGATACACGAGAGAACTATATGAAAGAGAAACATTATGTCCGACCTTATACACCTTATGGTGCGATATTGCCTCGGAACACAACCAAACAGATTGTAATCAATACAGTCACAGAACCATCTTCAGATAATCGAGAAGAGCAATTATACGCTCTCGACAAACAGAGCCGATTGACTGGAAGCGTAGGGCAGGGAGTCCATTACCTTATCTTTACGAACGGAGACATTATGACATTACGCCCTGACACAGTCAGAGGTGACTTAATTGAGCTATCAGATGCTCATAGTATTTATGTTCGAGTTCTTACATTAGACGGTAAATCTGAAGATGTGAGTACGGTACAGGATGCAACATTAGGCGAACTTTTAGACCTCCTTGCTGAACGATATGGAGAAACCGAACTAATCACTCACGAGGGGTATAAGTAATGACTCAGCAATCCAAAGTATTAGACCACCTACAATCCCGTGGTTCAATTAATAGTCTTGAAGCAATCACAAGGTATGGCATCACGAGAATCTCAGCAGTTATCTATGCGTTAAAACTCTTGGGTCATGCTATTGATACCGTTCCTTCCGAACGAGCCGATGGATTCAGGGAGTACACCTATAACTTCGAAAAAGCTAAGCGGCGGATTACGACAGCGCATGTCAGTAAGATGCAAACTGAGCTGAACTCTCATCAAGGCGCACGCCCTGAAGTTGTCGCTAAGATCCTCACACAGTACGCCAACAAAGTACTCGCTGTAACATTCTTAGGGAGATAAACATGAGTGGTGAGTTTGTTAAGCATATGGCTTGTCCTGATTGTGGTTCTAAAGATAACGCCGCGCTATATGAGGACGGTAATGTCTATTGTCATGGAGAATGTCAGAAGGTTGTCATTCGAGGTGAGCAGGAAGAGCATGGAACTTTCGAAGTTGATGTGAATGCAGAACCTCGGCCTAATTTCATACCTGTAACGCATCAGGCCATAAGAAGCCGCAAGATATCTGAAGAGACATGTAAGTTCTTCGGGTATGGCGTTGGTGAATATATGGGTCAGGTCGTTCACGTTTGTAATATATACAGCGAGGAATCGAAGAGAATAGCTCAGAAGATCCGCTTCAAGAACAAAGACTTCAACATCATAGGTAAGCTCGGCAAAGATACACTCATCGGAATGCACAAGTGGCGAGGCGGCAAACGTTTAGTCATTACTGAGGGTGAGATAGATATGCTTTCAGTTTATGAAGTCGGTAAGAACCAGTTCCCTGTAGTGTCCCTCCCTCATGGAGCAGGCAATGCGGCTAAAGCTATTACAGGTAGTGAGCAATTCCTAAAGAAGTTTGATGAGATCCTCTTATTCTTTGATAACGATAAGGCAGGCCAAGACGCTACACAGGACTGTAAGAAGTTGTTAGGGCCAAGGTGTAAGGTTGTTCTATTGAATGGCTACAAGGACGCGAATGAGGCTTTAAAAGAGGGTAAAGCTCAAGAGATTATCAGTGCCATATACAATGCGAAAAGCTATAAGCCTAGCGCAGTTGTCACGGTGAGTGATGTCAGAGCGCAAGTAATGAAGAAACCTCAGATGGGTCTTTCATTCCCTTGGCCTACTGCGACCAAAGCATCCCTTGGTATACGTAAAGGTGAGATACACATTGTAGCCGCCGCCCCTAAGATTGGTAAGACTGAGCATCAGCATGAGTTAATTCAACATGTCACTGAGGTTCACAAACTAGTCGTAGGGGTATTCAGTCTTGAAGAACCACCTGTGAAGACAGTTCGAAAGATTGCAGGCAAGTACATGGGTGAGCAGTTCACTAAGCCTCAGGAAGTCGCAGGTTGGACAGATGAAGCACTTGAACAAGGTGTCGATTACATTGACGAAAAGATCGAGATGTATAGCTCTGAAGGTGTAAGAGACCACAATGAAATCCTAAGTACCGCTCGTTATTGGGCAGGGAAGGGCATGTGGTTATTCATACTCGACCCTATCACAGCATTAGTCGCAGAGCATGACTCAAGTTCAGCTAACGATATGCTCAATGAGTTCATGTCGAAAGCCGCAAGCTTATGCCTAGAACTTGGTATCACATTCTTTATGTACTCGCATGTTAACCCCGCAAAGCACGGTAAGCCTCACGATGAAGGTGGACGCATCCTAAGCTCGCAACTCACAGGCTCTCGGGCAATGGAGAAGTGGGCACATTATGGTTGGGGCATCGAGCGTAACCGAATGCTAGACGACAAGACTGCACGTAATCGGAGTCAACATGTCCTGCTATTTGATAGAGAGTTCGGAGAGCATTGTAAGTACACCTGTACATATGACGACATTAAAAATAGTTACTTGGAGGTAGATAGTTTTGAAGACACTGAAGAGGAACATGAATTTGCATAACCTATAAGGAGACACAATGTCCGTACTCATCGGAGACTTAGAGAGTAACGGCCTGAAAGATACAATCACAAAGATTCATTGCATATGGACAGCATCAGCAGAAGACGAGACCTACACAGGTTTCAGACCTCAAGACTTAGGGAAGTTACAGAAACATTTAGAGGACG